GAACTTTACTGCTGCAACTAAAGAACCAGAAACAAAAGTAGTAGAGGCCGCTGTTAAAGAGGCTAAAGCAGGACAAATAAAAGAAGTTGAAGGTACTGTAAATAAAATATGGAGTCTGCTTGATTATCATTATGAAGATATTGATAAACATAAAGATAAGTTGAATAAAGAATATGAACGACAAATGAAAGAAGTCGAAGATTTAATAGTACCGTTGTTAAATAACTTGGCAAAGTCTTCAACTAATGAATACATATTTTGGCCAGGTAGGAGAGAGATTTTGGAAAAGCAAATCGAGAAAATTACTGCATGCACTCGGGACATAAATATTTTTACTGAGTAATTCCGTATTTACAAAGGAAGTAGGAATCAACAATATCTGTAGCCGGATTACCCTTTTCTTGGACTAATTCGAAAGTCTCCGGTTGTGCTTTCCATGCTTCTAACATTGCTTCTTTATTAGAATTCCCCTTACCGGTAGCAAACTTCTTAATAACTGTTGGGGGGATAGTTTCATAGCGAAAACCATTCTCCATTAATTTTAATTTTAAAATTCCAACATTTTCCGCGATGTGAAAAACTCTGCCTGTTGATCCATATGAATAATCTTCCAAAATAACCTTTTCAACTCTTCCACTATACCAACGCAACGTATCTATAGTCCATTCTGCTAAAAACTTAAACTTATCTATACCTTTTAAATCTTTTGGTAATTTATAACAAGTTACATTTTGAAGGGAGGACCACCCGGGCCTCCACTTATCCAAAGCAAAAAAATTAAAAGTACAATTATTGGGATTAAATATTCCATCTTTATAAATGCAAATACATGGACTACTTGTTGAATAATCTATTCCTGCGCATATCAATTAAAATCCTAACTGTTGCAATTCTTTTATACTATTTTCTGCAGATGTATGTAAGATTGCAATTCCGCCTTTAGTCTTAAATTCGGCTACATTTTTCTCATTATCGTCAATTAATAAATTGGGAGAAAGATTTTCTTCAACAGCGAAATACTGTTTTTCTTCCCAAAAACAAACATGAACTCTTGAAGGGTATATTTTAAAATGATTGAGACACCATTTAAATTTTTGGACGCGAGCGCCGTCGTATTTGCCCCTTTTAGGAATAGCTGTAAGAACGTGAATATCAAATAAACCACGAATATAATCAACTAATAAATCGGCATCTGGTAACTTAGGTAAATTTTCGAAAAAATCGGAAGGCAATTTACTCCAATCATCCGCCCATTCTTTTTTACTTCCACATTGTTTAGTGATGGCGCCATCAAAGTCACTAAGAACACCATCCATATCAAGAAATACATTCATTTTTAATCATATATAAAATTTGTATCAGGATTTCTTTCCTTATAATTTTTATCAAGAACATCCTCCAACCAGATCTTCCCTTCCCCGGCCGGAGAATCCTCAATAGATTTCCAGATCTTCGAAACAGATGTTTTATTTAAAGATTCCGTATATGTTCGTAAAACGCCCATACAATCGTCACAATATTTTTCGAAGTCTGTTTTCATGTTTCCTTTATATTATACATCAATGTTATTAAAAAATCAAGTAAAAAGATACTATATTAAATCAACCACTTCACAACCACCAGGAGCCGCGCATGCTGCGGATTGCGCTCCCGCAGTATGATCTTCTTTTTCATAATCTCCTAATATGCTCCAGTCTACACTCTTAGGCATTTGTATTATTAACTTGTCATATGTTTGTTTATCACAATCTTGATATGGGGCTTGCTTATAATTATGTTCACTAAATGGTAAAAATGAAATACCACTAATATTATCAAAATTATCCCAAACCCAAGAACCAACCTCTAACCATTCATGTTCTTTAACTGAAACAGTAACAGATGGTTTATGTTCACACCAATGATCTTGATATATCGTCCAAAGATCTAATTGTTCAATAGCCGTCATATCAGTTCTGCAAACAGCACCTTTAGGACTCTTTTGAGGAAATGAAAATACTGTAGTATGATCAGGTTTTGTTACATCAGGTTCACTAGGAAACCCTTGTGACATCATGAACCGACACAAAGGATCTTTATTATCTGCGCGCACCGTTCTGATGTAATAAGGATTATGACGGGCATGAATACCACTAGCAGAATCAACCAACTGAGAAACAGTGCCCGAAGGTTTAACACACGTAATGGCGGCTGATCTAGGGATACCGAGTTTATCAGCCCATTCTGCATTCGTTTTAATGGCAGTCTTACGAAGTTCATCCAATAATTCACCAGTTTTCTTTTTACCAGATTTACCATTAGTTAATCCATTGTCCATGATCCCAGTAAGGGAAACTCCAAGCAATCGTTCTTCAATACAGTTTCTGCTGAACTCTCTGGTAAGATATTTGAAATCTGTAAGTGTTGATTGGATTGTTCCAAGAATGGTCGCACCGCGAACTTTATCTTTGAGAGACTCGCTAGTGTCCCCTCCTCGAACAACGACTTCTGAAAGGTTGCAGAATTCTCGGGACCGAAGAATGATCTCGCTGCACGGATTGGTGCCAAAATCGTCTCTGGGATCTCGTCGTCTAATAAAATTTCCATTTCCATCTGTTTCTCTTTCATTTAATTTTTGGACCTGTTTTTTGGCCGATGCACTATTATAAATTCCACGCTCACCGGATTTAGAATCATAGAGGGATAACCACTCACGCATAAAAGTACCAACATCCGGCCTTTCTTTATAATTAACTGAATTATTCGCGAGTGATCGTTGTACATTAATCTTATACCATTCACCATGTTTCGCAAATCTCATTTCTCTATCATTAAGATCACTAAGACTAATAAGAGCACTTCGACGGACGCCACCTACAACAACAACTTCTGCAGTTTTACAAATAATATCGTGACACTCAACAGGTTTAAGTTTTCTTCCGGCTGCTGTTTTATATATATCTGTAACAAAATTAAATAAATCAACTAACGGTTGCGGGCCTGATGCTCGACCACCAAAAGTTTTTAATGGCATACCGGCAGCTCTAACTCTACTAACATCCCATTTAGGTATTAAACCTTGATATAATAAAGCAACTAATTCTTTATATGCTTTACACCATCCTAATTTACTATCTGAGACTACAATAACAGTATCTGTAGGATAAAAATCTTCTGCGATAGTTGGCATTTGTTTTGTATATTCTTCTTCAACAGAAAAACCAACACCAGTGCCATTCATCAAAACATACATAATTTCATCGAACGTTCTTGGATTGTCGCATTTTATATATGAACAATTATAACCAGAAACATTTTCCTTTTTTAATGGAACTCCGGCTGTCATCAAACATCTCATAGATGGCATAACCTCTAAATTTAAAACTGCGTCTTCTAATTCTTTTCTTTCCTTATCAGTTAAATCATAATTACATTTTTCTTTTAAATCTTCTTTAAAAAAATCAAAATATCTTCCAATTGTTTCTGGCCATGTTTCACGGCGTTCTTCATCATATCTCCATCTTGCATATCTAGAAAGATGTATAAAGGATTGGTATTCTGTAGGCAAATTCATTCCGCTTCCCCTTCTGGTTTGAGCTTTTGTAAAAATTCCGTTGATTCGCGCTCTGATAACCCGTACTTTGCCATGATCCAGCTACCTTGTAAATTGTCTTTAATTATACGTAATTCTTTTTGAGAAAAGGAAACAGCATTTAAAACGTAATCTTCAAATGATTCGCAACAAAGCGGAAATTTGGGTTTTACCAAATTATACATCACTTCCGCATAGTCTCTAACTTCTTTCTGTGCATGTTTATCCATTCTCAATTTACAAAAACCAAAAAAATTATGTAAATCGATTTTCCAAATAACTTCTGTATAATTGCCAACAGGCAAAACTGAACGTGCTAATTCTCGAGCTAAATCAAGATCTAGTAAGTTTTTGTAGGCCCAGGAAGCATTGTCATATTGGCGATTAAATTCATATTTAACCAGACCTTTCTTTTCAATGTCTTCTCCCCTACCTTGATTATTGTGTCTTGATTGCTTTTGAATATCATTATCATGTGGTACGTAAAAATCATTGCTCATAATTGAGTATCGTCCTGAATACTCATTTAAGTTCGCCGTCCGATGCCGAACTATTTGTCTCATTACAAAAATTGGTAACTTAATATGAAACTTAACTTCACACATCTCAAAGGGTGATGTATGTTTATGCCTCATTAAATACCGAATAAGATTTCTTGTTTGACTTGTCTTCCGGGTGCCTTTTCCATAGCTAATTCGAGCCGCAGATTCTATTTCTTCATCATCACCCATAACATCTAATAATCTAACAAATCCAAATTCATGGATCTTCACCTCTTCACTCATAATCTTTTCCACTGATTCAATTTTACCCGTGCGGGTAAGCCTCGGAAGGTATTTTTATTTATAGTGTCAACGATCTGCAAAATATCCATTCCGTCCAATACCATATCATTAATATCTTTGACTTTAATTGTATCAGGCCATATACAAACTGCGAATCCTTTTTTCACAATTTTTTCCATTTTACCCACAATTTCTTTATTTCGTCTTTCGTTATCATAAACAAAAACAACATCACGTGCGTAAAATTGAGTAGTGTCATCTATATCACTGCCGGCCATAGCTAAAGCGTTAGGGAGAAACATACTATCAATAGGACCTTCAACAATGTAAGTCTTTTGGGCTGGATCATTTCTATCTAATCCGAATATTTTACTTGCTTCCTTATCAATCTTAACAGTAAAATACCTTAGAGTTGAATCCTCTAAACTTCTTCCTTGCGCTGCAATTAATTTTTTTTCTTTATTAAAAAACGGGATAATAATTCTGGGGTCATCTGGTCTTAATCGTGCAGCAAGTTCAACATCATATTTACTTACCCAACTTTTAAAACAATCCGCAAAGTACATATCACTATACCGGACTTTAGGTATTTTTCTTAAATCACAAAACTTTACAGCAGGATGATTTGCTCCTAATTCTATTAACTTAGGGCACCCTACTTTTGTAAATACAGGTTTTCTAAAGACAGGTACTTTTTCTTCTTTATCTGGATGTGTATCATCGCCTGCAGTTTCTCTATACTTTTCAAAAGCATATTGCTTTGCTAAAATAGGATCAAGTTTATCTATTAAAACTTTTAAGGGACCACCAGAACCACAATTATGACACTTGAAAATTAAACTTTGTTTCTTATTAAAAAGATATCCCCTTGCTTTGAATAGATTCTTAGATGAATCCCCACATAATGGACATCTGAAATTATAAAGATCTCTGGATTTTCTTGTAAAACGTTGAAGGCGGGAGGATAATAAATTAGTATACTTATGATCTATGTAAAGACTCATATCTCTCAATAATAGGGGGATTTAATATAAAGATAATATTATAACATAATAAAAAATTAATTTCAAGGATAAAAAAGGGAATCTCAATGATTCCCTTTTGCCAAGGATGTTCTTTAGGTGAACATTCGTATGATCTTAACGATTTCAACTCCTGCATTAATCGCTTCTTCTACCATTGCTTCGGTATCATCAGCCAGGTCTTCTAATCCAAATTCGTCCTTGGCATATTGCACCAATTCTGCGAATTCATCATCGTCTAGGTCTTGTAGTTCAACTAAAATGTCTTCAATATTATCAATAGCTGGCCCTAACTTTTTTAAAGGCTCTATAAAATCCAGAGCATCTGACCAACCAATATCACCGTCTTCCATTGCCGAAGCCGTTGCTTTTCCAAATGAAAACACAAAAGCTAAAACGTCTTTTGTCTCTTGTATTCCTGCCATAATTACCTTTCTAATCTAATATAATTCTAAACTATAAATTTTAAGATGGGAAAACTCTTAGATGCTCTTTAATACCTTTTCTAGCTAAAATCGCCATAGCAGCACCTTTTTTCTTCTTTTTTCTAACAGGTGGATCGTCGCCTGCTTCGGCAGAACCCGCGATTCCGCCTGCGCCCATTGACATTGCGGGTGCATCTTCAATTACTTTTTCTTCGGGTTCATAGTTTGAACCTAAAGTTGTCATTACAGGTATAATTGCTGACAAATACATTTGTATTTTAATTGGATCTAACCCCATTGATTGGGCAGTTGATATTGCATGCTGTGCTTTTTTATCAGACATGTTTCTATGAATATCTTTAAATTTTGCTACTAGATTTTCATCAACTGTTTCTTCAATTAAAAACGTCTGATCTGGATCATTCATATCTAGTTGCCATTCACAACACATATCTTCATAAAGAATTAAAAATTCTTCTTCCAATAACTTTTCATTTTGAAGTAATTTTAAAGCATTTTCTTCTTTAAGTAATAACAATGCTGCAGCATAAGTTGCTATTCTTGATTTTCCACCTGGTGCAAGAGCTAACAACCTTTTTAAATTGAAAATAAGTGTATCCATCATTGTATAAGCATCGCGTTGATCTTGAGTGGTAAATTTTCTTTTCTTAATAAGATTTTTACCATTCTTATCAATAATACCTAATGCAAACGCTTTTGTTTTTTCAAAGGGTGTTACTAAGCGTTTTATAAAGGAAAATAGAAAGAATAAATCTGAACCTTGAGTTAATACTGATCTTAATCCTATAGGCATCTTAACTGCTTTATTACGAGTTTATCTAATTGTATATCACCATCTCGGATATCTTTACCCTTGACACCGCGAATAATTTTAGGCATCCTTTTTAAATAAATTAAAAAAGGTTTTAATACTGCCCAACTATTTTCTTCAATTTTATAAAATAATATTCGCGTTCCAGATTCATTATCAAATAAATTATATATCATAATCAAATGATTGAGAATTAATCTTTCTTTTAACTCACCTGACGCTAAATAATGATTTAAATGTCTTTTCAGATATTTAAATCTTTTCATATCATCACCATAATCCTCTGTACTTATACATTGAGGATTATCATAATGTTGCATGCAAAAAATTTCAATATTATTTTCATTAATATCTTCAAAAAGCATGCATGTCGTCTGCTAGAACTTCTGTTTTAGTCGGCTGTTCACCTTCAACGTTTTTCTTCGTCTTTTGTGTTACTGCCTTCTTTCCCTTATCACCATCAAACATAGACAAATAGTGATTAGATACTTGTACAGCGCCGTTAAGAGAAGCAAGTGTGGCCACAAGTTGTTTATCTTCTGACCTCACTACTTCTATTCTTTCCTGTACGCTTTTAATATCTTTTTCTAAAAAACTTATTTGCTTTTCAATATCTTCACGTTTAAACATAATTTTCCATTTATTTAAGTATTAAGCAATACCATCCCAAAGTAAAAGATACTTTGTAACACCTGAAACTTGGCACTTAATGGCACCATTTGCAGGAGCGGTATAAGAACCAGATGTATTAGCACCTGTAGTTAAAAATGGACCAACATTAGCGCCTGCTGATGCCCCATAACCACCTCCGGGTGCACAATCCATAGCAAACGAAACATTTTGTGAAGCCCCTGTCAAAGAAGCCGCTACATCCATTTTAAGAAATGCTGTAGGTGAAGCACTTGGGGCAGCTGCACTGTTTGCATGGCCTGCAATAATACAATAGGATGAACCAGCTGAAGAATCAGCACTATCCCATGTATTAAGATCTAAAATACCTTTAACAGCTGAAACTTCAGAAGTAAAGGCAACGTTAGCATCATGAATCTTTGCTGTTGCAGCCGATGCAGTTAATGTTGCAACATTACCTTGGGCCAATCCTGTTGCTTTGACATCAACAGTGATGTCTGAAGTAACAATATTATTAAAAATATCCGTTGAGGAAGGGGCTATATTAGCAGTATGCAGAGTTTTATGAACCATCTCTGTTGTTGCTTGTGTAGTTCCGATAATTGTATGTGTTACATTACCGAAAAATGATTTAACGGTTAATTTTTTATTAACCGGAGATCCAGAAGGATCATCAATTACATGTAATAAATCTTCTGACGCCGCTTCTGACGCGGGCGTTAATGCGGTTATTTTCTTATCAGCCATCTCGTATCTCCTTGCTGGCTTTTGCAGTGGGACTCACCACCAGTTAAAATCATGCTGAGAATCGCGCTTGCGAAGGGTCTTTCTCAGACATCCAAATATTTAGGACACCAATCCTAAACGTGTCAATTCTGTTATAATATGTGCCGCGCTTGATGCGCCGGCAACAAAAGTAGTATTAGCTGCGACGGGAGCTTTTCCATAAAAACCAACTATATCAGTTGCGGTTCCTATTTGTAATCCACCAACAAGTCTAATAACAGTAGTATTTGCAGATATGTACATATCTTTTTCTGTACCATCTTCAAATGCCATATCTATTCCGGATTCTAATTGCATATTACCGGTTTCAGAAAAACTACTAGTAAAAGAACCATTTTCTGGAACACTATCTTCTATTAGTAAGCTGCCTTGAAAATCGATTCTTGATTCTATTAAACCAACAAGTTGCCATCGATCGGTTGACTTATGTCCGGTAACTGTATCAAATTTAATACTAATACCATTAGCAAGAGCTTGATCAGTTCCGTCAATATCAACAGTTAATGCTCCGGTTGAAGTATCGCCGTCTCTCCACCATTTAAAAGTATCATTAGCAGTTACGGAAGTACCATCAATTTCAACATGCCATACCGAATTTTCTTCTAAATCTAAAGTTCCTAAAACAACTGTTAAATCATCTACTTCACCTTTTATTATTTCAGGCTGTAAAACAGTCTTAGAATTTCGTAAATTTAAATCCCTTGCAATATTCGTATCGGCGCGAGATTGAATTTTATTTGAAACACTTCTAGTTGTCGTATCTGTAGAAAGTGCTGATAATAAACTATCTACACGAATTTTCTTATTTACAGGATTTCCAGAAGGATCATCAACAATAATTAATAAATCTTCCGCCGTAGGACTATCATGTGTATTTAAAGCGGGAATTGTTTTATCTGCCATTTACTTTTCTTCCAATTCAGGGATCTCTACCTCTTTAGATTCAGCGGTTTGTAATAATGCACTACATGCTTGTATTGCACCGTCATAACTATGTATACCACGTTTAGCATTCTCAACTTCAATCTTTAACTGAGAAAGACGCAATTCAAGAGCATCCTTCTCAGTTTTATAAGTTTGTTGTTGTTGCAGTATTTGTGCAACATTAACATTTTCAATATATTCCATAATATCAGTTAACTATTAAGTTACTGTCAATGTAACTGCTGTCATAGCTGTAAGTACCAACAATGCAACAGTTGATCCATCTGTTGTATCTTTAATTGTTCCACCAGCAAGTAAAACGTTAGCTCCACCTAATGTAAGAACATCGCTTGTTGCAACTGTTTCAGATGCTTTGGTGAATGTAAGTCTATTCGTTCCAGAACCTGAAGCATAAACACAAACGTGTGGTCCTCGACCTGATCCGGATCCTTGGTTACCATTAGCAATGGAAACTGTAGGTGATCCGGTAACTGTAACTCTTTCATCATAAGTAACCTGAACGGATACTGTTCGTGATCCGCCAGTAATTGCTGCTGCAGTAAACCTCATTGATGTAACAGAGGGTGCTGCAAGTGTTGTACCTAGACTTCCCATAGCAACTAAAATTTCAGGGGCCGCACCAGAATTCTTACTGGCTTTAGTATTAATGGCCCATCCTTCGTTAGTCGCATAGATATCTTGTTTATTGTATACTGCACCTTCTGTGGTACCAATCCATTTTGGTTTTTGTGCTTGTGTACCAGCTGCGGCTTTTCCCCATAAAGGCATTATGTCTCCTTATTAATTTTGAATATTTATAACAACTCTTTAAATTCATTCATAGACATTGTATCTATGTTAGAAATTTCTTTATTAAAACACCATTCTTCCTGAATGTGTATAAAGTCAACTTCAGGAAAATAATCAGTAAACATTGTTTCAAAATTTTGAATCCACCCTGCCGCTTTCACTGGCAATGCATAACTAGGAGCATAACAATCAGTATCTTTATATATATTGTTTACTTTTCCGTCATTTATGTTAAAATCGAACCCCATTAAATAAACTTTATCTGGTTTTTCTGACTCACAACATATCCAAGTTGCAAGTGGTCCGGAATCTAACATAGGTATATGTTTTAAATCATCTATCACATTTATTTTATCTTGCTTGTCTACCCATGTAAACCAATGACAAGGTTTTGCTAGCAAATCCATTGTATGGGTATCATCATGATAAACTCTACTAATCTCTTGTCCGTAATAGGCGAATTTATAATCTGTTTTCTCATTCTCTATTACTTTTATATCAGGTGTCAACGTTGACCTGAAAACCGGATACATATCAGGATCCAGTAACTGAAAGTTTCTAAACCAACATTGATTTGATTTAGGATATTGTGATTCTACCAACTCATGTAACATTTTATTATCAATACATATAAGATTGGTTGGTGTCCAATCTCTATACATCGCATTACAACCATATGTTGTATGATCTAATAACAAATTAAGGTCAAAATCATTACGACTTTCACCATTCCCAATCACTATATGCATATTTTTTAATGATAATCAACATTTCCTAAAGGTTCTGCCGGCCTTGGTGCGGCATATGAATATGCATCTCCGACACGACTAA